TAGTATATAAAGTGTTATCTTTTTTCTTTTCGTGTCTTAAAACAGCGTTAAAATAGGTATTACCATTATAAGTAAATGGTTTTAAAGTGTCTTTAGCAAATACAGTTAGTAAATCTGTAGTTATATCGTATTTAATAGTAACATTACTACTATCAGTTAAAGTTGTAGTAGTTTCTTTTGAAGTTTCTTGTTTAATTTCAGCTTTATTTACAATAGCTTTTCTGCTACCACAACTAAATAAAAATAAACTAATAATTAATATATAAAGTTTTACCATCTTTTTTTATTGCTTTAAGTACTTGCTTTCTGTTTTTACCTTTATTATAAGAAACGTGAACCCAGTCAGGATTCTTATCTGTACCAAACTCCCAAATCATTTGATCAAACTCTAAGTTATTTTTAATATAATCAAATATATCTTTATTAGTAAAACCTGTAGTAGCTACTAAATCTAAAGCTTGACCTTTATTGTGCTGTGATGTTTTAGAACCTCCTACAGCTTTATTTAACTTTTCACTTCTATAACCACTTGAAATTCTAATTGGCTTACCAATACCATCTCTTAAAGGTTGAAATATATTATTAGCTATTTCAATTAAATTTCTTAAATGCTCATTTGTAGGACTATTATCAATTCCTTTAGCTTTTGCAGTATTAGAATGTATTAATTCCTGTAATGTTAAATTTTTAGTAATTATCATTTTAAACTATCTATATCAGTTTTAACTTCTTTAGCTCTTTTCATTAAGTTTTTAAGTAACTTCCAAATATCTACATTTAAAGCTTCTTCTATATTTTCTTTAATTGAAACTAACTCAATAAACACTAAAATAATAGCTATTAACTTTGTAAATAAAAACTGAGTGCTAAAGTGTAGATTTACTAATTCATTTAAAAGATATTTATCAATAGTGTATAAACTAATAATAGATACTTGGTATAATAGCATTTTAGAGATAACATTAGAAAGTTTACGGCTTCTGATAGACTGCAACCCGTTTAACTTTATACTCTTAAAGATACCAGTAAATGTATCTAACATTATCCCAAATGCCACAGCAATAAGTAAGCCCTGAATAGGTGCAAAAAATAAAACTAAACCAGTAAGAAAATAACTAAGATATGATTTCATTTTCTAAAGTATTTAAATCTGTTTCTACTTTAGGTTCGTATCCTGCAAAATAATGTTTTGGATTATTAACTGTTATTTCGTTTTTACCAAAATCTATTTTGTTTTCACTCATAATATCAAAGTGATAACCATCTGCGTAAATAGGCGCAGTTACTTGATTTAAATCATTATCTACAGTTCCATTAACTAAAACAATTAAACCTAATTCAACTACTGCCTGAATTCCATTTCCAAAAGATAAAACTAATTCTTTATCAAAGCTTGTGCTTTCAATATAAACTCCTTTTTTTAATAAATCTTTTAAAGCAGTTTCTTTATCCGAATATTTTAATTTATATATATACATTTTAAATAGTTGTTAATTGTGCTAATTCAGCATTAGTTAAACGAGTTTTCCAAAGTGCAGAAGCATTTATATTTTGTCTTCCTATATATTGGCTTACATCATATTGAAAACCGAAACTTGTTAAAGTTCCTGATACCGAACCACTTGTGTCTGTTCCTACTTGAACACCATCAGAATATAAAACAAAATCATTATTTTTATAAGCAAAAGCAAATTTGTGCCTACCATTTTGTAAACTTGTTGTCCAAACAACTAAACCTGTAAAAGTAGAACCATTATTATAAGCTCCAATAAGTCCTGCAGGCGTTATTTCTATAAACGCAGAAGAAGTTCCTTTAGCATATAATAAAACAGGTTCATTTATTTGAGCAGATATATTATCAATATTAGTATCAATAAACATCGTACCCTCTGTTTGCCCTATTAAAGAAGTTATTGCACTTTTAGAAATAACATCAGCATTACGAGTTACTGCAGCTGTAGTTGTAGGTATATAAGAAGTAGCGTAAGAACCTAATTCTAATTGTATACCTGATATTTTAAAAGTTTTAAGCGTTTGACTTGAGTATCTAACAATTCCAAAATATCCCGGAGTACCATTACCTACAGTAGTTGCACTTATTCTATAAATATTATTTCCAATTAAAGTAACTTTTAAATTATCAGGTGCAATATTTCCTTTAGCTACAAAACTTAAATTACCTAAAGAACTATTAACTCCTAAAACAGGTGCTGAATTATCATCCATTTTAATAAAGCAAGATAATGTATAAACTTGTGATAAAGTTGTAGTTGCAGTTTTATAAAAATAAGTTGTTCCTGTTGAAGGTACTTGTATAGAATTAGAAAATCCATTTATAGAAGGTGATGCATTTGTACAATTAGCACTAATATCATAAGTAGATAAATTACCTTCGCTATAAGTTAATAAATTAGTCCTTTGTGGCTCAACTAAAATACTCGGACAAGTTGAATTTAAATAATCTAATCTTGGTACATTATTAGCTACGCTTTCAATTAAACCTGCACTATTTACTCTCGTTGCTGTTGTTGCTCTAGTAACAGTTAAATCACCACTTCCATCAGTAGGAATTATGCTATATAATTTTGATGCTTTCGTTCCGTTTGGTGTAACTACCAAAGAAGCACTATCAAATAAACTCATATATTTTCTATTGTATTAATTAAACATTGTTTTGCTTCAAATGTACCGCTATCAGTATCTACTCTAGCCATAAAGTCAATTACTGATTCGTATTCATTACCTAGTAATTCAGTTTCTCCACTCCAACTAACTGAGTAAACACTACCCCAACCGATATTATTATTTATAGCACCTTGACCCCAACCTATATCGTTGTTGTTTACACCTTGACCCCAATCTATATTATTTGCCATTTTCTATTTTTTTTAAAAACAATTCTAGCTTTTGTTTATTTTCTTCTTTAGGTTTATAGTTACCTACTTTTTTTCTTTTTTTCTCCATTTACAAAACCCAAGATCCATAAAAATTATTAGTATCAGGGTTCATATCATCATTTGAATTAGAATTATATTCTGGGAACTCTGATTGTTGAAAACACATATAATCAATAAAGCGTTGTGTATAGTGTTCTGCTATATCTCTCTCTTTTTCTACTAAATAATCTATTTCGTTTTTTTCTACATTAGTAGAGTTTTCCGAGTTATGTTTGTAAACACCTTTATTAGCTATTGTATAAGCTGCAAAAGGCAAATAGTGAACCATACTCCAGTGTATTAACATTGGTTTAATATAGGTAGTTAAAAGCGTTTTATACTTTAAAAACTCTGCATCGTTAATATCACCATCAATAATTAAAGTTTGAAACTTATTATATAAATCAGTTCCTAAATAATTTTGTATAGTAATATCCTGTGCTATCTTTATATATTGAATAAAGTCATCTACATCTAAATTTCCATTTAGTATAGTAAACTTTTTTACATCCTCTGTACTTATTAATAGTGCGTAAGCCATATCTATTTTTTATAATTTGGGTGGTGTCCGTTATTTGGCATATCGTAAGGTTTCATAGATACTTCTTTTGGGTTTCTTACTCTATATCCATATTTTTCAGCTTTATTAGTAGAAATAGTTGTAGCATTAGGGTTAGTTACATCTATATTTACATTTTCAAAAGAAACATAAGTTTGTCTTAACCATTTGTGCTTACAATTAACTCCACCTTTGTAAAGGAATAAATCGTAATTATTACCATTGTGGCCTTGACCTGGATTCACTTCATTAGAAGAAGTTTGTTTAATATCTTCTTTTCTATAAAGTTTATCAGCTTTTAACATTTTATTGCAAAATTCTCTTTCTCCTACTAAATCACCACTATATTTGTAGCGTGTAATAAATTTAATTCCATCGATATTTTTATCTTGGCTAGATTTTGAGTTTGGTCTTGCAATAATAGTAGAAGCTAAATCTAACATTTTAGAAAGTAGATTTTTATCTTTTTTACTTTTTTGATTTAAGAAATCTATTTCAGCATCTAATTCATCTTCTAAATCTTGGTCTACTTCGCTTTCATCAATTAATATCCATTCAGCACCTAAGCTTTCACCTTTACTAATTAAACTATCTGCTATATCCACAGAAGTATCCTTATCACTTGAACAACATACTGCAGCCATTTTGACACCAGTTTCTTCTTCATTAGTTGTAGCATTAGCAGTATTAACATCGATAAAATCTAATGGTTGTATTGTTTTAAAATATAAGTTTAATGCTATATCATTTACAGCTAAAATAGCATCTAAAGCATCTATAATTTCTATTTGGTATGGTCTAATAACGATGTTATCAAATAATCTAGTTGCAGTTTCAATTTCATCTGCATTATTACCTAAACCACCTCCCGTATCTCTAATTCCTAACAACATAGGTGAAGTAACTCTATGACCTACAATTAACTTCTCAAAACATTCAGTAGAAAGGTACTCGTAGTGTGCAGGTGCATCGTTTAAAGGTATATCATCAACAGTAGTTTTATTCTCTAATGAAGCATTAAAAGATACAATTACTTTATCTCCTTTAGCACCTGTTAATTTACGCTTAACATCATTTGCAATTTCTTGTCTTTTTTCTTCTGGTGGTATATTGTTATTGAAGTTAATTACTTTAGTACCACTAAAACCATTCATTACATCATTAATCAAGTAATCTGCAATTTCTTCTTCTAGTTTAGCGTATGGTAAAGCACCTGAATAATCTATTGGAGTATAATAGTGATAACCTGATACATAAGGTTTAATAACATAAATTTCTACTTCGTTACCATTACCAAAACCAAAAGCAGGAATACGCTTTAAAACATCTCCATTTCTGTATTTACTCCAATCGTGGTGATAGTACCACGCTTCAATTTCACCTTTGTCATTACACTTTTCAGCCCTTAAAGTGTTCATAGGAAAATGTTCTACTCTAGTTACTTTACCTTTTGAGTAAATAACCTGCATAGAAGCCATTCCTAATAACTTTCTTTCTAAAGCTACTTTCTTTAAGCAATCACCTTTTATAATAGACATCATTTGTGCGTACTGATCTGGCTTTCTATTTGAATCAGTTGCAGAAATACCTTTACCATATATCATATTGGTAACACCAGTAATAATAGCGTGGTTAGTATTAGAATAAAGATACCTATCAATTAAATACTGAAAGTAATTATTATCAGTTCCGTATTGTACAAAATCTTTATTTTTGCTTTCTTCTATTATAGGAGATGTATAAGCACTTAAATTTAAAATGTGTATGTTATTCATAAATTATAAATTCGTTATCTGTAGTATGCTCTACATAAGCATCCTTGTTTATAGTATAATCTGCTATAGTTTGGTTAGTGCAAAAAGCTAAACCTGTATAAACTACATTAGAATTATTTTTAACTTTTATAGTATAGTATTTATTTTCTAAAACATCTAAAACTACGCTAGTTTGAATATAGTATTTAGAAGTAGTAAATGTGCAATTAACTTCTGTTTCTACATTTGTTTCTTCATCAATTAAAACTATAGAAGTAGCAGTAGTACCATTTACAATAAATCGTAATGTTTGTACTCCTACTTGTTCTTTTAGTATTATCATTGTTTTATTTTAAAAATTAAAAAACTACAAATTTGTTATAACTAAAAAAGGGCAGCAAAAAGCCACCCTTTAAAAGTAATATAATTAAATATTAAGATCCAACAACAACAGTAAACCCTGCACCTACCAAAGTATCTCCGATAAAGTTAGCTGGTACTGGTTCCATACCTGTAAGAGTCAAAGTGTAACCACTCAAATCTCCCATAGCACCACCTGTTACGATAGTACCACCAGTTACATCCATTCCGTGTTTTAATCCTGCATAAAAGAAATTACCATTGTTATCTTCAACAATAACTTGAGGGCGACCATAGGCCATCAATTTAAGTTGTTTGTTATCTACAATAGATAATTTTTTAAATGTTAAAGCCAATACTTGTTCAAAGAATGTAGTTCCATTCTCTCTTGAACTATTTACATTTTGTGTAAATGTAGAAGCACCTTTTAAATCGTATTTATAAGCTGTAGGAGTACCAGCAACATCGTCAATAACATCTGTATTAGTGCCGTTGTAAGTGTACCCTGTAGCATCACCATAATTTACGAAATAAACAGCTTTCAAGCCACCTACTGAATCCTTACAAGGTTCAATTCTGCCTAAACTTAAGTCGCAAGCCATATATATGTTTTTTTAAAGTTATTAATAAAAAAAAGGATGGTGTTTATTCCACCACCCTTTTAAGTTTAATCTTACTAATTATTAGTTAGCAGAGTTAGTAATTCCGTAAGTTACGATATCTTGTACATTTCCATATTGTACACCAGCAGTAAATCTAGCTACGACTCTTACATTTTCAGAACCGTCTAAATCAGCCATATCAATTAATTTAACAGTATTCAAGTCGTTTAATAAACCTGTACCGAAATATAAGTTAGATTTTTCAGCAGCAATAGCAGTGTTAGCAGCCATACCGTTACAAACGAATATTTTAACACCATCAAAAGTAAGTGATCCGTTATTCCACCATTGAGTACCCATAGTGTTAGTACCATTAGCACCTAAACCTGAAGCACCAAAACCACCTAATGCTCTTACATAAGCTTTAGCAATGTTTTGAGATACATAGATATGTAAATCCTCTTTTCCGTAAAGTGCAGCTGGTAAAGCATCAACGATTTTTCCTAATTCAGCAATAACATTTGCAGCAGTAACTGTAGTTCCAGCAACTTCTTGTGCAGTAGGTAAAGCAGCATCAGCAGCTAACAAAGTAGCAAATCCGTTGAATTCACCTGCATTAGCAGTAACACCTCTCCAGATGTTTTGTTCTGTTTTTTCAGCAACTTTAGCTGCGACGTGTGATAAGATATAGTCAGCAAATGATGGAGGTAAAGAGTCAAATGCAGAGTATCCCATTTGTACTGCTTCCCAATCAGATTTGAAATCGCTTTTGCAAAGTTGTAGATTTACTTGAAATTCCTCTGGTTGAAGGATTCTTTCAGTTAAAGTTACAGTAGAAGTAGCATCAAAATCACAAGTTGCGTTTTTAACGATTGCATCAGTAGCAAGTTTTTTAATTACTTCTTTGTATTTTACATTTGGTTTTACTTCAATACCACCGTTTTCGATAGTAGAAGCTGATAATAAAGCAGCAGAAATATATTTCCCTGCAAATTCACCAGCATAAGTAGTTGTAATTGATGTTGTAGTCGCCATCTTTTTTAGTGTTTAATTTTAATTATTATTTAATTTTTGAAATTTTACTTAACACAGTATCAAAAGTATTTTTAGTTCTTGATTGTGAGTATAAGTTTAATTTAACCTCAGCAGTTGCTTCTGGGTTGTGGGTTAAAGGTTGTGCAGATAATTCTACAACTTCTTCTACTTGTGTTAAAGAAGCTAACTCAGTTTTTAAAGCTTCAATTTCTGCTTTTAAAGCATCTACTTCTTCTTTAGAAAAATGAGATTCTCTAATTGTAGATTCAATAACCTTTTTAGGTGTTGAAGTTTCAGCAGCCATTTCTTCTTCAGCAGCAGGTGCAATTTCTACCTCTACTTCAACTTCTGGTTCAGACTCAGGCATTTCTGCTTCTTTAACTTCAGCAATAATACCCTCTTCAACAACGATAAGCATCATACCATCTTCTAGCTTGTACTCACCAACTGGTAAAGCGATACGATCTTCTTCGTTAACGATAAAAACAGGCATACCAGCTTCAAAAGCTTCAGCTTCTAAAACCGTTCCGTTATCTAACTTCATTTGAGCAAGTTTTACTTCCATACCCAAAATGGTTTTGATTTGATTAATTACATTTGACATATTTACTTAATTTAAATTAATTTCTAGGTTTCCAATCTGTAGGGTTTCCAATTTTAGTCCTTAAACCTGACATTTCAGAAATAGCAGTTTTTAATCTATCTACTTCAGCACCTTTAATTCCTAAATCAACAATAGCTTTTAAAGTTTCCTTTCCATCATTTACAACAATAAAATAAGAAGATACAAAATCTTCAGATATTGCTGATAATTGTTTAGTTACACTATCATATTGTTGTTTAGCTGAATCAAATTGTTTATTTAAAGCAATACCTTTTTCATAAGCTTTTTCAATTTCTGCTATTGATTTAGCTAATTTTACTTCGTGTAAAGACAAATCAGTTTTAAATAACTTGTTCGTAATGTTGTTTAATTCGTTACGCATTGTTTTTGTTTTAAAAATTAATAATTATTTATTTGTTATATTTTTAACCTCTTGAGTTACTTATTACTCTAGCTGTATTAGCATTAGTTACTTGACTTACACCTTGACTTACTAAAGTACCTACTCCTTGATTTAATAAATCTCCGTTGCAGCATTCTGCTTTATAAGTTCCGTCATCACATAGACAACCTCTTCTGCCATTTTCAGGGCTTGTTTTACTTTTTGTTTTTTTCATTTTTATTGATATTTATGGTTTTGAGTTCTTTGAATAAAATAAATTACATCGTGTAATTGACCTGAATGACTAGCTAACATTTTAACGCTTATTCCATTTGTAACTACATCATCATCTGAATAGTATTGAAAAGTTTTAGCATAAGAGTGTTCTACATTATTGCCTTTAGGAAAAGTAATAATATCTCTTACTCTATCGTAAGGTGTACCATTACCACCCTCTAAATACAATTCCATATATCCGTTTGCATTACTTATTTTAGCTTTAAATGCTATTGTAATAATATAAACATCGTTTTCAAATTCAGCTTTTAGTTTATTATTAGCATAAAAATCAGTATCAGAGTGAATATGTGAATCTAATACATTACCTTTATTATTAGGTACAACAAAAGCAGTTGTATTAAATGAATAAGGTGAAGCAGTAGTATATTGTGTATCATCATATCTAGCCCAACCTAAACCCATTTTATCAGATTGTGGTGGGTATACTATTACTTGCTCATTATTAAAACCCATAAATAAAGCTTCATCAGTAACTAACATAGCACCTTGTTCTATATTTACATTATCTACTTCCGTTTGAGTTGCTTCTTGTACGTGAACTTTGTATGCTGTATTTATAGTTGTAGCCATTATACGTTTCTTAAAACTTGTTTAATTTGCTCTATTAAAGTTTCTTCTTCTGTTAGTTCTTTGCTTAACTCTTTTTTAGATTCTAATTTGTCTGCAAAGTAACCTTCTAAACTAAAGCCTTTAACTTTACCTGTTTTTACAAAGTCATTCCAAATTTCATCATTATCAACTTTTATAGAAGCCATCCAAGTACCTACAGGCACACTTAAGTTATATAATGCAGATTTATCTTTATTTAGATCTTCTACAATCCAACTTTCAACTACAGTTAATCCTTCAATAGCTTTTTGGTGTTCTAAAGTGCTATTAGATTGGTTGCCTTTCTTTAAAAATAATTGTGAAGCTTTTACTACAGTGTCTTTTGAAAAGTAAATATAATATTCAGTATCTCCACTCTTTCTATAAATAGGTTTTTCTGGTATTAATACAGCACCCATTAAGATACGCTTTTCTTTAGATACCTCAGCAAGTTTAACTTCTTCTGCTTTTAAAGCTACAAAGTCCGATTCTATTGCAGGTGATTCTACTACGCTAATAGCTTCTACACCTTGCAATTCTTCGTTATCGTCTATAATTAATTCTATTAAGTTCATTTACTTTTTATTTAAAAATTAATATTATATTAAATTGTTATTTATCCTAACGTAGCGTTGTTTACTATGTTTCTATTTAAACTTTGTGCAGATGTTACATTACTTGCAACTACATAAGCTTGTACAGGCGCAGCGCCCTGATCGTTCATAACTTGTGCTATTTGATTTGTACCACCAGTACCAACTACATTAAAACTTGGGGCAGCAGGAGCGCTTCCACCTCCACCGCCTACATCAGCACCACCAGCACCACCACTGCCACCACCAAGCGCAGCTAAACCTTTAGCAGTACCAGCAATATTTGCAGCAATCCCAATACCTGCATTTATTTTATTCATTACTATTTCAGTAGCAGCTAAAGCAGCACCTCCTGGAAGTAAAGCATATTTCAATCTAGCAGCAGCATTTGCAGCTTGAGTATTAATTATAATTTTAGAAATACCAATAGCACTTTCAGCAATTAAAGCAGCTTTTTGTAAACCTTTATTATTTTCACCCATAGATTTAATTAAACCTATAAAACCTTCGGCAGCTTGTAATTGACTTTGTTGAATATTTTTTTTAGCTTCTGCTACTCCTTTTTCTCTATCAATATCTTCTTGTGCCTTTTTATCTTTAGCAGCTTTTTCTGCTTCATCTTTTGTCTTTTGTTTTTCGGCAGCTTCGGCATCCGCTTTGTCTTTTAATTCTTGGTTTAAAGTAGCATACTTTTCATTATATAAAGCCATTAAATTAGCTTTCTCATTTTCGGTTTTAGCTATTCTATTTATTTCTTCTAAATCTCTTTGAGCTTGTAAATCTAACTTTTGTTTATCTGTTTTAGCATTCATATTTAGTAATTCATCTAAATATCTTTGCTCTAAATCTAATTCAGCTTTCTTTCTATCTTCTTCTGCTTTTCTTGCTTCATCTGCTTTTCTTTTTCTTTCTTCTGCTGCTTTTTGTGCAGCTTCCTGTTGTTTCTTAGCTAATTCTTCATTATGCTTTTGTTGTTCTTCTCTACGCTTAGCAAGTTCTTCTTTTTCAGATTTAGTTTGTTCTTTACTTCCTTTATCAAATCTTTTATAAGCATCTTCTCCACTTTTTACAGCGTTTTTAAAACTATCTTTCATTTGATTAAACCCTTCTTTAGCTGCATCAAAATCTAAGGTAACAATACCTTTCATCATTTTAATATAACCACCACCAGCTTCTTTTACATAAGTAAATAAACCAACAAGCCCAGAATAAAACAAACCAATACCTTGTGTAATATATGGTAAAGCTTGCATAGCTAATTCCATAAAAGAATCTAATAATGGTTCTAATGCTCTAAATATTCCACCTAGTATCTTTTCAAAACCTTCCATTAAAGGTTTTAATTTCTTCATAGCATTATCGTTCTGTGAAAAAGCAGCAGCCATACCACTAATAGCTGCTACTATAATTCCAATAACAGAAGCTTTTAAAGCACCATTAAAAGAAGAAAATGTTTGTTCGGTACTTCTAATTCCTTTACCTAACATTCCTAATGGACCAGAAGCATTTTCCAAATATCCTGCCCAATCATCAGACGTTTTACTAGCGTCTTTAATGCTATCGTCTAAATCTCTAATTTGTTGAGATAATTTATTAAATTCAGCACTACCTGCTGCAGTTTCTTTTAATTGCCTTTTAAGCGATTTAAGATTTGCAATAGTAGGTTCTATATTACTATCTACATTTAGATTTATTTGTTTTTCGATTGCCATTTTAATTTTCTTTTGATTTGTCTATATCCTTGTTTAAATGTACTAGGTAATTCGTTTTTACCTTTTGCAATTTCTATATTTTCGCTAACTCCATAATGGTCTTGCAGTTGCAATAATTGAATTATATTTTTAAGCATCTTGTATAATGTTTATATATTGTATTACTCTAGGGTTGTAATAAGTTATTATTATTTCTTTATATGCTACCTCACCTGTAGTGTTATCATCAATAGGTACTATAAAAGTTCCATCTGCATAATTATCTAAATTCTCATAAGAAGTACCTGCATATTCTACATCGTACTTTTCACTATCTAATTTTAAAATAGTAACTTCTAAATCTTGTGCTGTATTATCTACATAGAATGTTTGTTTTAAAGCAAATCTACCACCAACAGAATTAGATACTTCTCTAAAATCGGATATTAATTCAAAGTCAACTTCTCCTGAAGTTAAATCAGTTGTAAATTGATTTATAATATATTTTTTATCCTTATAAACTATTTTATCATTTAATTTAATATTAGATAATTCAGTAATAGGCATAATAGCTTTTAATTTAACTACTCTACAACGAATATCATATAAACCACTAATATAATTTTGATACCATAAAGCAAATAAGCTATCACTTGCTAAAGCACTTAAATTCCAACTTGATTGCTCCTCCCCAAAGTTTAAACTTGCAATATCATTATTTAAAAATAATTCATTTGAAAACCTTTGATAATTACTTAAATTATAATAAGTAGTACCTGTGTACATTTTAATGCTAGTACCTAAACTTTGTATATTATTTTTATACATCAAAATAGGTTTTGGTTTATATGGGTTTAAATCTTTATCAATTAAAGAAGTAGTTTGAAAGTTACCTGTTGTTGAGCGTTCCCACATAACATCTTCAAAAGGAGATTTTATTTCATAAGTAGTACTTTCATTACTTAAATCATCTTCATAAATTAAATCACCATAATAGTATAATCTTTGAAAGGTATTTCTAAAAAAGTTGTTTAATACATTCTCAGATTTTTCGTGGTTAAAAGTTAGCTTTTTAAATAACTTAGTTCTTTCTAAATCTACACTATCGTTAATTACATAACTATTAATATTTATATATTTTCCATAAGCGTAATAAAACTCTAAAGGTTCTAAATTAAATTCAGTTTCACTTGTAGCAGTTATAGTTAAATTAAATAGTTTTATTAATCCATTAAAAAAATCTACTACTTTCATATCAGGTACATAATCACCAATATTTATTATTTCGGCTGTAGATTGACTAGGGGATGTATAAAAATGATTTGAAACCCAAAAACCATTCAATTCCCATCCAAACGTACCCAAATGTGGACCTAACATTGTGCTACTAATAGTAAGTTGGCAACTAAATGTAAAAGGCGATTCACTTTCTATTTCAAAATAAAAACTTTGATTTTCATCTAAAGGAAAATTTGCAGAAAAAGAATGATCGCAAGTTCCGTATTGGTTATTAAGTACTTGTCTTAATGTTCCGTTTGTGTTTTTAATTTTTAATCTATAAGGAATTGTATTATTGCTTACATTTATTATTATTCTATATGATTCGGCAAATTTTGTTACATATTGTTGATTTGTGTATGTAGGAAAATAAGGGTTTAATAATAATTTTTTTACAGTAACATTATCAGTTGTTAAACTAAAACCATCAAAAGGAGTAGATGGAAAAGTAGAATAAACTAACGTATTAAAATCAACTTTAACAGGTGCTGTATAAACATTTTGTTCTTCTTTACCTTTAAAATATAAATATAAATCCTTCCAATATGAAGTATCAAATAATGTACTTGTAAAAGTGATTCCATAGTGTGATTGCATAAAATCAAATATTTTACTCACAGGAATAGCAGGGAATAAATCAGTATAATCTATTGACTTGGCTAAACTACCACCTACAGAAACATCATTTGCACCACCTGTTAAATATTCATATTTATTTTTATTCCCAACTAAAGGATAACTAACATTATCTACTATAGTGCCATCGATTCTTTGTCTAACCTGATCAAATGTATAAGGGTGATTTAAACTACTGTAATCAAAAATAGATAATTTATCCTCTTTAAATAAATCTTTAATTTGTTTTACCTTACCATAAAAAGTAACTGAAAAGCTTTCAACTCTATTGTTTTTTTCGTTTGCTTTTTCTATTTGTATTTGACCTTTTTTAAATGGTATTGTATTTACTTCTATAATAGCATCGTATCTAATACGCTGATCGAAGCCATCATTAACAGCACTCTCATTCCAATAGTTAAATATTTGATTATTAGTTTTAGACGCAGGTACAGTAAAACTTTGAGTGTAATCAGTAAATACCTTACTTAAATCGTTTACATTTTGAATAGAAGAAGTTAAACTAATCTTTTCATCTTTAAATAAATCTATTCTTTTATATACATCAGTATAATCAAAATGACCACCTAAAGATTCTAACCTGCTTAATAAACAAGTGCCAGCCTCAAAAGTACCACCATCAGCTAAAACTCTAGCTTGAAAACTATCTACTAAATCTGCTGAAGCATCAGTGTACTCATTGACCTTTATATATACTTCTACATTAACCATTATACTACATTATTTATTAATGAACTTGCAACTTCAAACTCTAACTCGTAGTTAATTACTTTGTCGTTTAAATGCGTTTTAAATTGTTGTGAACTATTTTTTAAAACTACTGCTGAATTGATAGTTCCATCTGCTGATTTTAAGAAAAGGTTTTCTGATAAAAATATATCTTGTATATTAATATTATCAGATTCTTTCATCCAACCTGTGTTACATTTAATAGTTTTGTTTCCGTTTTTATTAAATATTCTTTTTTGTCCGTTATCTTGATCGTAAGGAGTAACCCATTTGCCATTAAAAGTATTAGTGTTATATTCAGAACCTTTTACATTTATACTTTGTGTGCTATTCTTAAATAAAGTCATAGTTTGCTTACCACCTAATCTATTTATAAATTGTAATGCAAATGGATTATATTTTATTTCGCATTCAGGAGTTAAAATACAGCTATATAATATATTACCACCTAATGCAGTACTTTCAACTACAATAAATTCAGTACTAACTATTACTCCTGAAGTAGGTGCTACTACCATTGGTATTCTAAATTTTTCTACCCTATCGTAATCTGCATTATTATAATTAATATATGAATTATAAACTACTAAATTACCATTATAAAGAGCAGTAGTATTATATTCTATTGAAAAATCTGATGCAGTATTTGGGAAGTCAATAATAAAATCTAAAGTAGGTATTGTATTTGCATTATAAAAATAACTTACTGCACTACCATAATTACCTAATATAGCACAAGATGTGTCGTTTGTATAATTGTAAACATTATAAGCATTATATCCATTAACTCCTACTAAATAATCGTTAAGTTCTTCTACCCAAGTAGTGCCATTGTTATAATAAGTAACATAATGCACGTTACAAGCGCTAGATTGATCGTTAAAAGTGCTAATAGCATCGTAAACAAAAGGACTTATATTATAGTAGTTATAATATTGTGTGTTACTATAGGGCAACTTCTCTAAAGTTTTAGTTACTACAGTAGGCTCAATATATCCTACTCTCCAAATAGTCAACTCTATCTTACTTGCTGTTGCAACAAAATTCCCTGCTTGTATAATATAAGGGCTTCTACAATTAAATACTTTCATTTTATCTTAATCTTTTAGTGTATCATTCATTAAATTTTCTACATCCAAACCAAACTTCTCTATTAATTCGCCTGGTAGGTTTTTAAATGCTGCTTCAAATGGTTTAGTAAAAAACAAACTTGGTTTAATACCATTCTTAAAAATAGCACTTCTAACTAAATAACTAGTTTGCTTATAACTCATAAACTTTCCATCTGGTTTTCTAAACTGAAATCCTTTTCTAGTTACCCAATCAGTAATAGGTTTTGCAGGTGGCATTTTAGATTTATAACTAAATGGAGTGTTATATTTCTTTTTAGTACCACTAACTCCTTTGTCTTGGAATACTCCGTAATCTTCCATTGTAAAAGCTAACCTAAAGCTGTTTGGTCCTACTTCTACTTCGCTTCCTAAACTATCATAAAGTTTTTTATCTACATTTTTACCTAACCTAGTTAAGTTACTCCTAGATTGCTGTATTACATACTTAGCAAAGTGGTTTAAATATTTATATGTTTCTTTTTGGTTTAACATATAGTCATTTCATTTGAAACTATTATATCAAATGTAACTGCCCATCCTGCTAGATCGTTTTCAAATCTTTCAGTAAATGGTTCATAACTTGGATTACCTGATAACTCATAGTTGCCATCTCTTAAATCACCTCTATTAAGTAAATCTAAAACCCTTGTAGCTAATAAGTGCTGAGTATTCCAAATATCTACTTTATTATCGTTTTCTTTTTGGTTAATAACATCCATACAAAGCATAGTAACATTAAAAGAAATAACATTTCCTTGATGTGTAGATGAGTTAATCATTATATGGGTTAAAGGAAATATAGTTCGTTTGTTTAAATCAACTTCGAATATATCTCCTTCAGTTACTGTATTGCAAAAAGGTTCTGCTAATAAAGCATCCTTAATTGTTTGTATTAAATTATATATCATATTTTTTTAGCATTTGTGATTCTATTTCTTGTTTTTCTTTTTCAAATGTTAGGAATGTAAGTGCAGCTGTAAGCCGAAGTTTCGATACTTCATCAAATCTTCCAGCATCTCCTTTAGCGAGAGCATAGAAAGAGCTATACCATCCCCACTTAGATCCGAATTGTGTTTGTCTATCATAGCTTGTACCTGTGGATTCATCTCCAAATAATTCAGGGAAGAAATCAATAATTCGTTGCTTAAATTGTAAAAAAAAACCATAGCACCTAAAACTACATCTAAAGGCATTTGCTTCATTACATCACAGTAAGTAATACTTCCGTTATAATCTTGTATTAAATATTTATCACCACTTTTATCTGTTATTGGTCTGTATAGTACAGCCATAGCATTGTGCATTTTATCCCACTTACCAAAGTAGTTATCTAAGTCGCTAAACTCACCTAAAGTAATATCATCTAAGTTAGGAATAAAACCAAAGTTAGTATCACCTAGTTTAAAGATAGGTTTAAGTTTGTAATCTACGCTAAACATTTTATCTAAAGTTTCTATAATTTCGTTAACGTCTTTTAAAGGCATTAAGTCAACTAACTTTAAAGGTACATTACAAAATATCTCTATCATTTTCTGCTGCACAAAATTACTCTCTGGGTTGTTCTCCATAATAGATACAAACCTTTGATATTGTTCTAAGGTAATTTCGTTTAAAGAAGTAGGTATAGTTATTTTAACCTGCATATTTTATTTTAAAAATAATTAATTAAGCTATTTGTATAAAGTAAAAATGCGAAGCATTTAAAATAAAAAAGGTAGCCATTTCTGACTACCCTAACCAAACAAAATTTAATCTAACTAATTATGAAACTCTTTCTTTATAATGTAAATATAGTTCGCTTATTTTATCGTTTAACTCTTGGTCTTGTTTATATATTTGTTTACCTTGTATCTTACTTCCGTTTATATTTATTTCTATCTTTACTTTGTTAATCTTTCTTTTGCCTTCCATATAAAATTCCTGTAAGCAGATAGGGTATATTGTAATACCATTTTCTACACACCATTTAAAAGCTTCCATTCTTTTATCGTAGTCCTTTAAGTATTCCCTCAATTTCATTTGTCAATAGTATTTGATCTGTTGTTTTAAAATAATCTCTAAGCTTAGTTAATTCTTTTCTAGTGCTAGATATTTTAGCTTCAAGTTCTTTAACGTATATCTTAGCTTCATCACTTTCAAAGTCCTGATTGTGCCAGAAGTTTCTTTCGTTGCTATACTCCCAATCACCTGTCCAAGTTTCTGTAGGATCTATCATATTCTTGCTATTTGAATTATTACATAGATTAAAACTAAATAAGCAAATGTAAGCTGTGGTCTTTTGTTCTGTAAAAAGTATTTCATAGTGTTTTATTAAAGTATGTCAATAGTTTGATTTTGTTCGTGGTTTAAACCTTCGTAAAACTTCATTTCTTCTATTTCATTATTAACTATAGTTTCAATAATATAATTTGCTAAAAATAAATCTCTTTTATCTGCATCTTTAGGAAATACAGTAAGCCTAAATGTAATCGGGTAATTTTTTTTATTTTCCATAATGTTTGTTTTTTTGGTTGTTGTTTCATTTTGATATAGCAAATATATAACGCTTTTTAATACCAAAAAAAACTTTAACAAAATTTTAACAAAACTTTAACATTTTACTAGCTACTTGATACATAGCTTTCATCTTCTTAATCTCTCCTACAGTTCTAGGTAAGTTAATCTGTACTTCTTTTCCTGTGCTATGATGTATGTAGCATTGTATTACTGCTATTATTTCGCCGTAAGTCATACTAGTAAACGTAATAATTACCTTTGTGCTTATTCTCTAATTGATAACTAACAGCATATCGTAAAGCATCAAGTAAGTGATTGTGATTATCGATAGGAGTGTTTGATTTCTTTTCTAACCAAACGTAATTGTTTAACTCTTTAATTAAGTTAACTGATTCAGGTGTTATTATTAAATCGTAATCTTGTAGTAAAGATATTCCATAAGTAACAGAACCTGGTCCTTTAATTGCAGGTGTAATATTTAAACCTGATTGTGCTAACTCAGTTATTAATCTTGGCTCAGCACTATCTGCTATTATAAGTCCATCGTTAACGTATTGCTTATTTAAATTGAATATCTGCGAAGTTGTAAGGTTAGGTAAGTAAAAGCATTCATTAATATAAATTCGTTTGTTAGAAACGTCTATATTACATTCCACCAAAGTTGACGGATCTGATGAAAATCCGAAATCTTGTCCCCAGACAGTTTTTCCTACGTGTTCGTACTTACCAATACTCCAATTATTAAAGATAACACCATCTGCTTTTTGTAACCAGCCACCCTCGATTTGATGTTTAAACTTTTCAGGTCTGCGTTTCTTTATATCTTCTATTTGAGTTATAAAAGATTCAGATAGGTTATCTAAGTTATCTAAGTAAGTTGTGTGTATGTAAGTAGTATCTTGTTTAGTTGTATTGCTACCTTCCTGGACTCCTTTACTTTCAAAGAAACGTTTATATATCCAATGTTCTTTTGTAGTAGGGTTAAGTATTAATATAACTCTATTCTGTTTTTCTTTACTTCTAATAGACAAATCTATCTTATCGAAAGTATCTTCATCTACTAGTTCTTCTGCTTCATCTAGTACCCAAGTAGTAACACCTTGTAAAGATTTAAGATTAGCTGTTTGATCTCCACTACTTGTTTTGATTCCTTTAAATAATATCTTACTACCAGTTCTTAGGTTTACTATTTCTTCTTTCGTTATATGGAAGTCGTTGTTTAAACCTAAAGTATCTATCTTATCTATAAACTCAGGTATAATAGAAATATAAGCAGATGTTAAAGTATATCTTGTAAATAGTATTGTGTGTCCTGCTTCATAAGTAAGCATAGTTAGTAGTAGATTCACTGAGTAAGATTTACCAGATCCTCTACCACCTGTAACTACAAAATATCTACTATCGGCTTCACCAATAACTCGATACTTGTTATTTATTTGAATCATTAAATGTGAATAGATTTCTAAAGTCAATATTAAACCCTTCGCTAGAATTAATATCGATACTTTGGTTTGGTTTTCCTAAATAGTATTCTAAGAATAATTGTGCTGCTTTTATATCTTGCTTAGTTACTGCTTTAGAGTGTACCATCTTAATAACTGATATTACATCTTCTACAGTTGCAGCTTGTTCTAATGCACTACGATATTCATTCTTTCTTTTATCAGCTCCATTTGACTTGGTACTGTTACCACCATTGAACTTTCTTTTATCTATCTTTTCCATATCAATAAAAATCAACTATTGTTTATTTAAAAATAATATAAATAGCTAATTGTTAAACTCCACAATAACCTGAATCACATTCATTAAAATCATTTTCATATAATTCAAATTGCGGCTGCCATTTTTTAATATCGTAAAAAGAAAGATTTTTATCTTTATACCATACATCTTTATTATGCTTTACTCTTTCCTTATCTGCAAACCATTCTAATTTATTTTCGTGCTTATCCCACATTTTTCTAATTAATAAAGGATTCTTATGAAAACATCCTACACAATTATTCATCCAAGCAAATCGAACAGGTTTATCTTTCCAAAATAACTCTATTGCATCTTTATATATGTTATCTTCTATTAATGGATATACAGGTTTTTGCCATTCTATATTTTTCCATTTATTTCTACCATTTTCTGATTTACCTACAATAGCTTTCATTTCTAAAAAACCATTACTATTTACTTTGCTAGTTGTCCTTACAGCTCTATTAGTTTCATTAGCTCTAAAACCTAATCTAAATTCACAAGGTATATTAATTTCATTTCTCCACCAGTTAAACATTGGTTCTAACTTTAATTGTGTAGTGCAATATCTTCTTAATGGATCTGGTAAACATCCTGCTGAATTTAATACATCTTCAAATGTTTTTCCTGCTACCCAATCTATTTTAGTACCTATAAATTGTTCTAAATCTAATATAGTATTAATAATGATATCATCTTCTAAAGTTCCTATAAATTCTTTTCCTATTTTATCACTTACTATTTGTCTTACTTTTGCATCAGGATAAATACATTTCTTATCATTTGTAGTAACTAAAGAAAATACATTATAATCTGCTTTGTAATTAGCAGCAATATAAGCTGATGTTTTACCACCTGAAATACTATTTACTGTTTTCATATTTTTGTTTAAGTATCTTTCTATATAAATCATTTACTGATTCTTTATTACAACCTCTATTATAGTAGAAGTTCATCACTCTTTTTATTCTTTGTAGATCTGATTGCTTTTGTTTTTCTTTTGCTGTCATAACTTTTCTATTTCTTGTTTAACTTCTTGCCAATATATTTTTGCAATTGGATGCGTATAAAATTCATTAATTATTTCTTCAACTGCTATTAATGCGAATTGTTTTGCAAAGCTAATTGTATTCATTGGAATTGCATTGTAATACTTTAACATTAATTCTCTAGCTTTATCATTTGGTTTCATAATCTTATTTCTATTTTTTGTGTTGAACAACTCATTTTATGTGCTCCATTAAATTGATGGCATTTACTACAATATTCCCAATACATACTACAATTAATAGCATCTTCTTCTCTATTAGGTATTAAGTAAGATTGTCTATAGTTATCAGGTGTTGCTTTAAACCTGTAACAAGTTTCTTTTGATTTACAAAGTGTATCTCTACACATAGCTATATCTGCCATAATTTAAATATTAAAATTCCTATTGTTATTATTATACTCCAAGAAATTATCTCTACTATTCTTTGTTGTTGTTTATTATTCATATTTTAATCTTCTTTTAGTTCATCAGCTAATTCTAAAATAGCTCTTTTAAATTGTTGCTCGTTAAAGGTTGCTTGTATTAATAAACCTTTAAATAGTTGTAGGTATTCGTCAAGCGTTACATCGTCGTGTTCTGTTTCAACTATGTACTTGTATCCGTAGTTTTCTAATTGTAGTTTCATATCTTACTTTTTTAATAGTTTTTTAAAATGCTGTATAAATTCATATTCTGTAAATGGTTTATTTTCTTTATCAAATGTCCACATTCTAAATATTTTTTCTTTTGATTTTTCTTTATAAATCATTTTATAAGAAGTAATTTCTTCTTCTTTAAGGTTTGGTAATAATATTGTAGCTTTTTTAATTTTAATATCAATTATTTTCATATCTTAAACTATTTTGTGTCCGTTAATATTATATCCTTTTTTTACTGCTATTGATATTACAGGTAGTTTAACTTTTAAAAATGTAGCTGCTTCTTTATAGGTAGTAAATGTATAGAATTCTTTTTCTGGTGATAGTATTGTAATTGTTTTTCTTTTCTTAGTTTTTATCTTACCATCGTAAGTATTATCTACTATAGTTTGTAAGCAAGAAAAGTCGTCTTGTTCCCATTGGTTGTATTGTTTATCCCATAGGTAGCACTTAGGTTGTTTTCTAAGTACATCTATTACTTCATAGATATTTAATTGTTGTGGTGTCATATCCTACTTCTTTTTTAAATTCTTTTAATAAATCTTTTACATCAATAATAACTAGTTCGCTATCTTTTAATAACCAATATGCAAACTCTACAGCATATTCATCAGGTGTAATATATTTGCTTATCTTTTCTCCTGCTAGTAATTGTATTGCTGCACTATACTTTTCTCTTAAGTCCTTATCATAATCTTTAATATCGTTAAATACATTTATTCCGTGTAATACTGTAGCGTGGTTTTTATCTAGTGTATCTCCTATCTCTTGTAATGAATAACCTCTATCTCTTAATAGCTTATAGTAAATCATTCTAGCTTCTATAAACTCATACTTTCTTGTTTTAGTTGTTATATCTACTCCTGTTACTTTTTGTATTGTATTTAATATCTTAGTTTTTATTTCTTCTTTAATCATTTCTTAAATTTTAATCTTATTTTACTTCCTAATTGTTTTGCAAATACAGTTAAAGTTATAAAAGATACTATTTCAATAGCTCGATAGATACCAGCACAAACTTCGTAATCTTCTACGGCTTCATACTCTGTAATAATATCTCTTAGTTCATCTATTGTAGATCCGTTTTCAAGCTCATACAAAGCTATTTTAAAGTGTTCTTCTATTCTTTCTTTATCCATTATAATATTCCTCTTAGTACATATTGGTCTAAATCTACTCCTTCAGTTTGAAAGAAGTATTTATAGTTACTAATACCTTGCTTAAACTTTTCTTCACCTCTAGCGTAAAATTCATCACTACATTCAAATATAGCTATATCTAAACTACCTTTATCTATTGCAATAAATACAAAGTTATCTACACCAAACATTTCTTTATATAACCAAGCTTGTAAATCGTAACTATATTTATCTGCTGAGTATCTAAAATCTTTTATACCTGTAGTAGTTTTTAAATCTATAATAGTATTGCCTTTTAGTATATCTGCTTTTGCTCTAATTGGTATACCATCTATCATAGCTATTTGTGGCACTTCAAATTCTGCTTTAGTCAAGTATTCTTTTACTGCTTCATTTCTAAACAAAGCGTCTGTTAATCTTTCTGCTGCTTTTAGTTCACTATTAGTATAAACTTCTTTACCAGTTTCTTTTGCTAGTTTATATTCTTTACTTGCTTTTGTAGCAGCTTCTACAAATACCATATCGTCTAATTTATTTGGCTCTAATACCATTGTATGGAATAGTTTACCATCTCTTAAAGCTTGTGTTTCTCCTGATCCGTATTTAGTTGTAAAGTAATAAGTTTTAGGAGAAGATAATAATGTTTTAATACTTGAACTACTTAAAGCGTTTTTACCTAAGTAATCATAGTAAAAACTATCATCGTACATATTATTTAATATTTCTTCTTTATCCCAAACTTTGCCATCAAATGTAGTTATCATATTATCTTATTTTAATGTTATTTAATAATTGTTCTGTTTCGTCCATTTGCAAAGCGTTTCTAATTTCTTGTGCATACATATCACTTAAATCAAATTCTTTGCTTAAAGCAGCTATAATATCCATTAAATTAGCTACTAAATAAACATCTTCTCTAGCTTCCGATAAAGCTAATAATTTTTCTAGTTTTGTAATAATTTCTTGCTTGTTCATAGTGTTTGTTTTTAAATTATATACAAATATAAAACTTCTATTTTAACTACAAAACTTTTTAACAAATATTTAACAAAAAAAAGGAAGCTATTTGCTCCCCTTAATTTGTGCTATACAAATACTGTATCGTTGATCTTTATCTGGGTATTCTTCTACCATTATATCATCAATCATACATCTTTGTATAAACTCTTTTTCTTTTTCTTCTGGTTGTGGTGTTGGTATTGGCATAGTATAAATTATTTATTGTTTTCAATCCATTCAGCTTGTAATCTTTCGTAGTGGTCTATTTCTCTTTCTAAGTAATCTAATGCTTTTCTTAGATCCTGTAGTTCGTTATCTTTCTTTCCAGCTCTAGCTAGGTATTTAATTATATTACCTCTATTGAAGTTTAAGTTATAATCTTTAATAAAATCTATTACATCATAACCTTTGTTATTTTCGTAATGTAACTGTGTTGCTCTCATATCTACTTGTGCCATTATTCTATTCTTAAAAATTCAGATTCAGCGTATTCTAAAAACCATTCTTTGTTAGTTTCGTACTTTTCTATAATAGCTTCTAACATTACTAATTCATCAATAGTTTTAGTTGCTAATTTGTGTACTAAACTTTCTATCTTTCTTTCTATGTTTAAAAGCATTTCAGGTTCTGATTTGTGCATCTTAACATATTCTTCACTAACTATACTTTCAAGGTCTTTATTTAAAGAGTTAATTCTATTCTTTAAACTTTGTCTGTATTGTGTAGTTGTTTTTAAATTATCGTTAGCTTCTAAAAGTAGTTGCCCTAAGATAATTGATTTTAAATATTCTAGTTGTATTATATTCATAGTTTATTTTTTAATTGTTTTTTAAATTCTTTGTATTCATCTAAAGCTATAAGCCAAATTAAAGTAGCTGCAGGAACTAATATAATTACAGCCAAAATCAAAAATAAAATTCCAATAAGTTTTTCCATTTATATTTCTTTTAAAATGTTTTCAGGTTGTATTTTTAAATAAGTTACTTCTTTTGATACTTTGTATCGTAAACTAAAGTGTGTAGAAGCAGGATTTTTGTTGTTAGTTTCCCAATCAGGTTTTACCATTAGTAAATTCCAAAAGTAAACACCCCTTGGAGTAGAATTAACATAAATAGGAATATCTAAATGCTTTTCACATTCTACTAACATAGCATCATATTTCTTCTTTTCTAAAAGCATATTATCGTAGTGTGCCGTTCTACACTTCAATTCTATTCTGTGTTTGAATTGTGGTGAATAGCAATCCCATCGGCTCATTTGGTTTTTAGATTTAACCAAGTCCTTATAGATATTTTCTTTTAGCCAAAGAAATAGATCTTGTTCGTTCCAGTTATGCATCCTGTTGAGTTTCGTAAACTTTTCTTAAATCGTTCAAGGTATCTCTCCAGCAACTAGCACAGTTACTATCTTGTATTACTTCATTAAAAACAGCTTTATAAATATCTTTAATTCTCCATTGTTCTTTTGGTGTTAAAGTTTCTTTTTTAAACTGAAAGTAAGGTAGTAAAAATTCTATATCTTCATCGTTTAAGCAGTTTGGTTTTCTGTAACTCCAAATCTTATTTAGAAATTCTTTTCTACCTTCACAGCCACAATTTTCTCCTAAAACAGATTTAACAACTTTTGCAACTCCTGTAGATTCTAAAACATTTTCTACTGTATCGCCCAATCCTTGAGCTTTTCTTTTTCTTGCCATAATTAAATTTTTATTAGTTTATATTTATTATTATTGTTTTTAATAAAATGTCTTACACTAGAATAAGGGTAATTAAAAGCTTCACAAGCTTCTTTTATTGTATCAAAATAAATACCAGTATCTAAATGTAATACTTCTTTTGCGAAAGGGTTTTTATTTCCATTT